ATCTCCCTCTTGCAAGCGCAACGGCGTATTCGTTGGCTGCTTGTGTTACTGGTAGTGCGTATCTTTTATCTGATCATGGGATTCATATCGATGACCGGGTTAAGTTACTATCTATTAGTGGGATGTTTGTGTCCAGCACTGTTTTTTGTATTTGTGTTCAGCAAATTGTTAAATTTGTAAAAGAACATTCTGATAGCATGTTGGAGGCTAAGGAGAAGCCCAGTGAAATGGGTCTTATTGGTATGTTGTGTCTTAAGGCTGGTGTGTTTGCTGGCCTTTTATCTTTTCTCGGGGGTAACTCGCAAGATCTTAGAAATTGCGTTGGTGCCTTCAGGGATATTAAGACTGGTTTTTCTGCCATATCCTGCCTGTTTAGTGGGGATGGTGATATTAAAGTTGCTGATATGGAAGAGGATGTTATTCGTAACGATGCTATGGGTAAATCTCTTGCTGCTGTTGGAAAAATGGCATCATATCATGATTGGGTTAAAGTTAGACTTAGTGAAGAAATACTTGTTGATGACGATCAAATGAGACATGCTATGGCCGTTGGTGAAACCAAAGGTCTAAACATCCATCATAAACCCGTTGTTGATGAGGTTATTAAAACTTGTTGGGATAGGAAACTTCCCATATATCATACTTTAACAGCTTTAGTTTCGGCTAAAAAACTTTATATCGTTGAACAACCTCTTTTAAATGGGGATTCATGTCTTAATTTTTTTTCATATGATGATGCGTCATTAGTTGATGACGTTCCTATAACTGCACAACTATGTGAGATTTCGACTAAAGTTGAAAAATATATAGATGAGCATCAAACTGATTTTTTAATTGGTGGCTTGGTGTTGGCATCTGTGTGTGCTGCTGGTTGTGTGGGTTTGGGAGTTTATTATGGGGTCACACTCATTGAAGATCCTCGTGTTGAAAAATTGAGAGAAAATACTAAGAAATTTGAGAATTCAAAATCGAAAATTCTTGCTTTAGAAGCTAAACCAGAGGTAAAACCATCTGATTTGGAAGTTAAAGTTACAGAATTGCATTCTCATCGTTTTGGGATTGCTTGTGATTGTGATAGTAATACTGGTGTAAAGCCTGTGGATTATGCGTTACTTCATGAGTCTCTAAGAACGGAAGATGTTAGACATAAGGCAATGATTGTTGCTGATGTCGTAATGTCAGATGTTTCTTTAGGTAAGGATCCACTTCCTAAAAATGATTTATTTGATACTATGCGTCCTGTTGATTACGCGATTGCTAATTTATATCGTGATTGCGTTATTTTATTGCGGCAGGCCAGTCCTGATGATACTGAACCATCTCATAAAAAAGTTGGTTTAACAGCTGGGAAGAATGCTAAGGCTAAAAGAGCCAGAGAAGATGCTGACCGGTTGAAGGAAATTGTTAAAGAATTTAAACATCAGATGCGAAATGCTAAAACTGATGTAGATCGTGAGGACATTGATTTAGATTTAGATCTTACTGTTAATGCTTTGATAGACCATAAAGGTAATATTGAAGAAAAGTTGTATGATTTTATCGGGGATATAAATAACCCCGTTGATCGTGCTAAGTACAGTGATCTACAAAAGCAATTAGATCAAATAAAGAAGGATATTTGGAGCATGTACGATATGTATCAGAAAACTGAGAATGTATCTAAAGTCACCTATCAAGCCATGAGTGTTGAAAGTGATGATTCTGAGATTATGTCTAGTTCTCTTGATGTTGATCATGGTTGGACTGTACAGCCAGGCTTTGTCGCGCAAGCATACAATTATTTTCCTGATAATAGTGTTGAACAGAAACCTGAGCTTGTTCTTTATAAAGGAGAGATGGTCACCCGATCATTTCGTAATAAAGAGAATCGTAAGATTAAAAAGGAGGCTAAGAAACTCCGTAAAGAAAAATCTGCGATTGAAAGTTCTGTTCCTGTCGTTGAGGTTGAAAGGAAAAAGAAGAGGGTGCGTAAGCCAAAGGTTGTTGAGGCTGTTAACCCGGCCCCTGTAACTGTATCCTCTTTTAAGAAACCGTGTTTGATTTGCGGTGGTAAGCATAATGTTAAAAGTTGTGTCAATAAACCGCAAGGATGGAAAGATTATAGCTACTTACAATGGCAACAGTTAAAACCTCAGGAGAAATTTAATGTTACTAAGCATAACTTAACTCTTATTGGTAAATTTGTTGAAAAAACAAAATATGTTGCTCAGTCTGCTTCCTTGCATGACCCTATTCGAGGTAGTGTTGCTTTACATTCAAACATCATCCATATTTTTAATCCAAAAGCTCAAAATTTGAGTTGTCCTAATCATGATTTTTGGGGCGTAATGGATCGAATGACAATTGATGGTGTTGCGTATTGCGTAATATCTGAACATCAACTTAAAGAAGGTGTATATTTTAAAGCGGGTGGTGATATTAGAATGTTACCGCCCAAATCAGAATGGCAAATATCTGGTATGGGACCAAAGAGTTGTTGTAGACTCCCCATATCACATAAATGTTTCCAAGGTCTTAAAAGGCCTGAGCAACTTGTGTCTTGCTTAACACCACAAGTGGGTACTGATATACCTGCTTTATTTATTGGTGTTAATCCTAAGACAATGGAAAATGAGTTGGTTGCGACCACTTATTGTTGGGATGGAAAAAGTGAAAGTTCTATTAAACATTCTGCATCCACGGCTAATTTTAGTTGTGGAGCTTTATTATATGACTCAAAATTAAAAGCCATTGTTGGTTTACATCATGGAACTAATGGTGGCGACACTAAACATGGGTATAACAATCTCATGTCGCCTTTAAAAGCGATGGGGTCGCGTGTGTGAGAACCCCTAAAATAAGAATGCACGGTACACACGTTGAGTTAAGGAAACCCAATGTACAGCTTTATAAGAATATGCAAATTGTAGGAACTTTGCCGGGTTCCGAGATGAAAGATGGGGTGAAATACTCCCGTAAACAATCTGCGTATGCTAGGCTGTACACTCCTGGGCATCTTAGTGCTCTACGTGATATATGTGGTGATAAGTTTTATGTTGTTAATCCGACTAAATCTAATTACTACCAAACTGTTAAGACGTGGGATCTAAAACCAGAATATACTTATTATAAAACTCCTGAGCATTTGTTTGCTCTCGAATTTTTCCGCCATTATTATAAAGATATAATGGGGGATTGTGTGGCTGACGCAGAACAGATATGTGATTGGATCGATTGGTCCAAGTCACCTGGTTGGCCTCATACGTTTTATGGTTTTAAGTCCAAATTGGAGATTGTGCCTGTTATATCGGACACTATGTTTGATGAGCGTGTTGGTACTGCTCCAATATGGAATGTTTCTGGAAAAGTTGAGTTTAAGGATATAGAAGATATTCATAATAATAAAATTCGCCTCTTTCAGATACCTCCATATGAGTTATTATATTCTCAGTTAAAATTTGGTAAACATATATCATTAAGACTAATGAATAAACATTGGTCTGCTTATGGATTTAATCCGTATGGTGGCGGGTTTGATAAACTTGCCAGAAAATTATTGTCTCGACGATGGAGGGGCTGTTATGATGTTTCCGGATGGGATAAATTTTTGTCCCTATTGCCTGATATATATCGAATTCTTCGCTTCGAGTGTAATATCTCGGAGCATGACATGGAAGAGTTTGATTGGATGACTGAACATGTGTGTAATTTCTTGTTAAAAACACAGGACGGCAACGTTTTGCGTAAAACATATGGTAACGCCTCTGGAAGCGGTACTACAACGAGAGATAACATATTTGGGCATATAATAATATTTGCATCTGGGTTATACCGTGCTTTCTTTGAGAAAAACGGTTATTATCCTTCCTTCGAGTCTGTCTTTTCCCAGCTAGTGTTTTTGTATGGCGATGACAACATATTTGCTTTAGATGATGATTTCTCTCATCTTTGTGATGAGACTTTTTTAGCTCAACATTTAAATATGTATGGGTTGAAGTTAAAATTTTTCTATGGTGGTCTTGATGCTGAATTATCGACTCTCTCTTTTTTGGGAGCGACATTTAAGCTTATTGATGGGTTGTATTATCCAAAATACGATATCCAGCGTCTTGCTACAACTATGGTTTATGAAAAATCGTCGTTGACCTTAGGTCAACATTTATCCAAAGCTTTTACGTTGATGGTGATGTCTCGTCCATCTGATGAGTTCAAAACCTTCTATGAAGCCTATAATTGCTTAGTTCACAGTACTGAAGTTTGCAGTTCAGATGACCCTACCGCTAGAGGGTTCGCCTTTGTTGGCCTACCCGAAGTTGCATCTATTGATGCTTTTTATTCTGGCGCCGAGAGTTCTGATATGAGTACACTGGTTTTTAATTTTTTACCAGTTGTAGGTCTATTATCTGAATTATAAATATTGTTTCCATGCTTGTTTTAGGGGGGTCCCCAAACAAAACGGCCCGTTTTAAAAGATGAGTATGGAATCAAAAATATCTCGCGGTGAGAAGCTGCTAGAAAAATTAGTGAACGGGAGAAAAATCACGCCTAGCGGTGCTGATTGGCTGATTACAGCCTTAGACCCTTTTCACGATACACAGTTGAAGAATTTACAAGGGTGGCCGGACGTAGAGACCGGTCCATCTGTTGTTAGGTGCGTTAAGCAATCGTATACGCTTGCTGCGCCTTCAAGTATTCCCATTGGAACAAATTGGGATTGTCATGTGATTATGTGGCCGTGGCACGAGTCTATATTATTTGCGCCATCTAATTCGAGAAGCAATAATCAACTTACTTATATACAACAGACTGTGGGTTTGGGTTCGGTTGGAGGAATTCAAGCTTATGCTGTTCCTGCTGGAACAGATTTGCTTCCTGTTGTTCCTGGTGTGGCAATAGCTACATCTACTCTTGGGTTGAATTATACTCAGGGGTCCGGTAGGTTGACTGGTATTGGTTTCGAAATAACTAATACCACGGCTGAAATATATAAACAAGGAACCGCCTTCGTGTGGAAGCACATGGAGGCGGCTGAAAAACCCGCCACGTGGACGTTTCATGACGCAGCGTCAGGTAATGTAAGGGTTGATTCTGTTGCCCCGTATCGGCATCCTCCCCGCAATGCGGCAGAGGCTATGCTTATTCCTGGAACGAGGCAGTGGTCGGCATCCGAGGGGTGTTATATGGTTGGAAGCTTTCATTCTGTGGAAAATCCACCCGTTGCCGCTGGGTATGTACAGCCTATTATAATGTTACCATTATCAGAGGATCAAGAATCTCCTAATGTTAACACAGACCACGTGTATATTCCTGTTGCTTATCCGATACCATTTCCAGCTACTGATGTCTTGCAATATTATTCTCCAGCATTAAAGTTGGATCCTATACATCAGTCTGGAGCTTTGTTTTCCGGCCTATCGTACCAGACAAATCTAACTTTGACAACTATATATTATTACGAAACCTTTCCTGGGCTTCCTAATCAAGACATTTTAGTTTTGGCTACTCCCTCAGCGGAATACGACGCTGAGGTGTTAAATATATATTCTCACACTATTGGTGTGAGCCCAATCGGGGTTAAAGTTGGCGAAAATGGCCTTGGAGATTGGTTCATGAGCGTTGTTCAAAAAGCGTCTTCTTTCCTATCTCCTATTTTAAGGTCAATCCCAAACCCACTTGCACAAGCTGCAGGAATGGGTTTGGGGTATGTCGGTGACTCTATGGGTCAGTATATGACCCCCGCTAATGCCGTGGTTCCTAAAGGAAAAACGGTTACAAAAAAGGTTATTTCTAAACCCTCGCCGCCTAATGGCGGTAAGGGGACGAAAATTGCGGTTGTACCGACCAATATTAAAGCACTAAAGGAATTGGCTAGACTTTCCAATGGTACTTTACAAAAGCGCGGGTTCACTGCGCGTCAGATTAAGATAATTAGAGCTGATGCTCTTGGTTAGATTTAGTTTGATATTTTGGATTAGAGGGAAACTAATCCTGTTTTTAGTATGTCTTCGGACAGATTTTCGCATAGTAAAAAAGAAATAAATGGTTTATACGTATTCATAGCGG